CAATCTTCCAGTTAAAGCCAAAAAGGAAATGCTCAAAAATGTAGGTGATGAATGCCTGCTGATCAACAGCATGGAATGGGGTCGACATCGTTGGCCTACAGAAGTCTACTACAGTGATATGGGGCAGATGGCTTATGTATCACGTGCTTACGCTGAACGTCCACCAGAAGATTTGTTTGATGACTTAGCTTACCAATTCCAAACTGCTACAAATGTATTACGCAAATGTAGAATATTATAGACAAACTTATTTGACTTTAAATAATTTATTGTTTATAATATAATTCCAATGTATCAATTTATTTTATTTACCGATCTAACAGACACTATCTATGTTTCCAAAGTCATAGGAGCATACAAGTGTGCCCATCTCTTGCGATCAGCTGGCTATTCGTGCTTAGTTGTTGATCATCTGCACACTTGGTCAGAACAAGAAATCAACAGCCTATTAGAAAAATCTGTTGGTGTGGATACGTTAGCCATTGGTTTCAGCACCACTTTTTTTAAAAACTCAAACGTAAAACCAACAGCAGAATATAGTATATATTATACAGAACTAGATTCTTATACGTTATTTCCACAAGGTAGTGAATTTGAAAAAACGATATTAGATAAAATTAAAAGCCTGAATTCAAATTGTAAGATAATGGTAGGCGGTGCGAATGTCAAAACACAATTCCAAAATCGAAACGTCGACTATGCGTTTGTTGGATACGCAGAAGCCAGCATAGTCAATCTAGCCAATCATCTATCTAAACAAGAACCGTTAGAGTATGCAACAAAAAATTTATGGGGTATTACAATTTTAGATAATAGAACCGCACACGGTCATGATTTTAACAATACAAAATTTTCTTGGGACCAAACAGATATAATCAATGCTAAATCATTACCTATAGAAGTAGCCCGAGGATGCATCTTTAAGTGTAAATTTTGTTCGTATCCTATGAATGGTAAACAAAATGCAGACTTTATAAAGAACGTAGAGATACTAAGGCAGGAACTGCAAGAAAACTATGATAAATTTGGTATAACCCAGTATTCTATCGTCGACGATACGTTTAATGACAATGAAGTCAAACTTGACATGATCCTAAAAGCTGTCAAGAAACTTACTTTCCAACCTAAATTTTGGGCCTATATCAGATTAGATTTACTAACTACCAAACAACATATCGATAAACTTTATCAAATTGGTATACGTGCTATGTATTTTGGAATCGAAACATTCCACCCAGAATCATCTAGAATCATAGGCAAGGGCTACTCAGCTGAAAAGCAAATCAATACCATAAGAGAAATAAGGAATACCTATGGAAATGAAATAGCCATGCATGGTAGTTTTATCATTGGCTTACCCAAAGATACCGTTGCTAATATCAATAGGACCTTCAACATGCTCATGGATGGATCTATACCCCTGCACTCATTCGCGTTCCAGACCTTATTCTTAGATAGGAATGACTCAGCGGTATGGTCTTCAGATCTGAGCCAAAACTTTAAAGACTATGGATATGAAGATACAGGCACGGTGTTTAACAAGTATATCAAATGGAAAAACGACTATCTGACCTGGGAACAAGCGCACCAAATGGAGTTAGATTTTAGGAAAATTTACCAGAACAGTCTCGGATATTATCTACCAGGGCAACCAGTTTGGTCATTGTTGAATTATGATTATTCGTTAGATTATCTACTAAATCTACTGCACAAAGATGTCCCCTGGTATGAACTTGCATCAAAGAAAAAAATCTTTACACAAAATTATATTGCTGGTTTGCTTTCTTCTATCTAATAGATTTCAAATTTATTATCATATAATAATTTAACAAAGTAATATTGTGGATTAAAATAACGCAGTGGTTTTGGTCCTATTATTAGTTTGTCAGCATATTTGTGATGTGGATTATGATAACTTAGATTAAACACCAATGGATATGCCCAAGGAAAATCTTGTTCATTTTTGCAGATCTTATGAGATACTATCTCGATTACGCTATATAAACTAACCCTATGCCACCAAATTGGTAGGATGACAAAATAAAAATAATATTCAAATGGCATAAAGAACAGCAACAAGGCATAGGTGAATAGAACTATATTTACGTAATGATCTTCTAAAAATTTACATACCGGATCAAACTTATTATAAATCGGCTCATAATCGTTCCTAAACAACATATCATAATATTCAATTAATGGTTGATTGGTTTTTAACTTATATCTAAAGAACCATCTCAAGAAATGATTATTGCTAACTTCATAGTATGTAAGATCTTTGTCGCCCAGGAAATATATATGATGATATCGATGATAAACAGCACCCTTTTTATTATTGGGATAGGCCAACACGTAGGTTATGTAGTCAAATAGATATCCGATGAATCTATTTTTTGGTTTGATGAATTGATGTTCCTAGTATTCGTGATATATCAACGTCAATATCGGTGACGTGATCCAAGCTGTAAAAATACCCCACCAGATCATACCGTGATGATAAAATATTAAACCAAAAATAACTGCCAGGGTTAATATAATCGGTTGGTAGTTAGAATAGAAATTATTTAGACAACTTTTAAATTGATTTGTATACCCATTAAAGAACTGTGTGGTATTTTTGACCTTTTCTGTTAGGTCCATTGGTAGGATATATTTCTGTAATTCTGTGGTAGAATTAGGAAAACTATTTAGATTATAGCAATTTAACTCAAACCCATTAAATCTCAATAGTCGTTGGATCAATGCTTCATCTAGTAATGTCAACTGTGATGTGTAGGTGAATTCTTTATTTTGTATGATGCAATTTACTATTTCCTTTACTGTGTTTAGATTTGGTGAAGACACTATGTGATGGTAGGACCAAATCTCTCTTTGTTCCCATATATCATATTCATTGATTGACTTATTACCCCAGGCAGTCGTGTTAGGCATCATAATAATATTTACCAAACGGTCTAGACACGGTTAAATACTTCAAGTATAATATAATTTTAAATCAAGGAAAAAATTGACATGTCAAAAATGTTTTCAGGCGAACAAAAAGCCAAACTTACACAGTTAATCAACGAAGGTATCGCAGTGCTACAAGAAGTAGAAGATTTATCCGCAGGTTTAAATGATACTGTTAAAGCAGTAGCAGAAGAATTAGAAATCAAACCAGCTATTTTAAAGAAAGCTATCAAGATCGCCCAAAAATCAAAATTAACTGAAACCAATGCAGATCACGAAACATTGACAGACATCTTAGAAACCGTTGGCCGCACAGTTTGATCGATTGGCATAAGACTGTTAAATTTATCCGGGATGATTGGAACAGTCATCCAATCAGATTGTGTTTAGAAGTTACTAATTGGATTTTAAATTTAGTAATATCATTGGCAGTGAGCCTAACTGTGCCCTATACCAATTGGCTAGTAGTATATCCGATTATATTTGTAGCGTTAAGCATAAGTATATTCACATCAATCAGTCGCGGTAGTTTTGGTTTATTGATGACTACATCAACATTATTTTTAATCGACAGTGTAGGATTTTATAGGGTATTAGTGCTACAATAATTAATACGCCCACCTTGGGCATGAAGAGTGTGTGTGAGCTAGAAGTCGCACAAAAAGGAAGAACATGGCATATATCGACGCATTATTTGATCGTGCGAAAGATCGTATCTATATCGTAGAACGAGTTGACGGTCAAAGAGAATATAAAGAGTATCCAGCAAACTATACTTTTTACTACGATGACCCTCGTGGTAAGTTCCGCACTATCTATGACACCCCCGTCAGCAGATTCAGCACACGCATAGGCAAAGAGTTTCATAAAGAACTTAAAATCAATAGTGGTAAACGCATCTGGGAAAGTGATATCAATCCCGTGTTCCGTTGCCTAGAAGAAAACTATCTAGGACAGAAGTCCCCCAAATTACAAACAGCATTCTTTGACATTGAGGTTGACTTTGACCCAGTCAGAGGGTTCAGTAAACCAGAAGATCCGTTCAATCCAATCACCGCGGTATCAGTATATCTAGATTGGCTAGATAAGCTAGTTACCATGGTGATTCCCCCTAAGAGCATGAGCTGGGAAACAGCAGAAGAGATAGCTAAGAACTATGACAACTGTTTCTTGATGGCTCGTGAAGAGGACCTGCTGAAAACATTCTTGGACTTGATCGATGATGCTGATATTTTAAGCGGATGGAACTCAGAAGGATTCGACATCCCATACATGGTGCAACGCACCAATCGTGTGCTCAGCAAAGATGACACACGCAGATTCTGCCTATGGGGGCAGTTTCCTAAACAACGTGAATTTGAACGCTTTGGTGCGGCTAATATGACATTTGACTTGATTGGTCGGGTGCATATGGACTATATGCAACTGTATCGCAAATATACCTATGAAGAGCGTCATAGTTATAGCTTAGATGCTATCGCTGAATATGAATTAGATGAACGTAAGACACAGTACGAAGGTACATTAGATCAATTATACAATCAAGACTTTCCTAAGTTTATTGATTATAATCGTCAGGATACTGCGCTACTTGCCAAACTAGATAAGAAACTACGCTTCTTAGATCTGGCCAATGAACTAGCACATGACAACACAGTATTGTTACAAACTACCATGGGTGCTGTAGCAGTCACCGAACAGGCTATCATCAATGAGGCACATCAACTGGGTATGGTAGTACCAAATCGTAACCGTGATGAAAGTTTCGACACACAGGCGGCTGGTGCTTATGTAGCGACACCTAAAGCAGGTATGCATGACTATATTGGTGCTATTGACATCAACTCACTGTATCCAAGTGCGATTCGCGCACTGAACATGGGTCCAGAAACTATCATAGGACAACTGCGCCCTGTGATGACTGAACACTATATCAAAGAAAAACAAACAGCAGGCAGCAGTTTTGCTGACGCATGGGAAAACATGTTCGGCAGTTTAGAATACACTGCCGTTATGAATATGGAACCAGGTACTGAAATAACTATAGATTGGGCCAATGGTACCAGCGATGTGCTCAGTGCGGCAGATGTCTGGCGATTGATATTTGACAGCAATAAACCTTGGATCCTATCAGCCAACGGTACAATTTTTAACAATGAACGCAAAGGTGTCGTTCCAGGCTTGCTAGAACGTTGGTATGCTGAACGACAAGACATGCAGGCTAAGAAAAAGGACGCAACTACAGATGAAGACAAAGCATTCTGGGATAAAAGACAGTTGGTTAAGAAAATTAA